CTAAATAGAGGCGTTGATGGTAAAAACAAATACAGTCAAGCCCTATCGGAATATCGAAAGGTAGAGTCCGTTAAGAATAGGGAGATTGAAAGGAGTTAAAATGGAAGACCAAAGACAAGAAGAAACTGGCGCACAAAGTTACGAAGAAGCGTTATCATCTGATAATCCAAATGAACGTGTTCAATTGGCGAATGTGGATGAATTCGCTTCTGATGTTCCGTCCGAAGAACTCACACCGGATAGTAAACCGCCTAGTGTCCTAACGGACGAAGGCAATGAAGGTGGGATTGATTATGGTACGGATTGGGAAGCAGAAGCTAAGAAGTTTCAATCAATGTATGATAAGCAGAAATCTGAATATGATGCATTGAATGGACAAGCGGAAGACTTATCTCAATTACGCGAATTAAAAAGCGTATTAGAGCAAAGGCCTGACGTGGTGGATGCTATCCGGGAAAGACTTGAAGGCAAGGCCAGTACTAAGGGAGATACTGAACATGTAGATGAATCTTCTTTTGACCCTTGGGAAGCTTACTATAAACCTGATAGCCCTTCGTATAAGATGCGAATGGCACAGGAGAAAGCCTTGGTAGATGAAGCCGTTGGTGGACATATGGCTGAATTACAAGGTCAGGTTGCTATGCAAAATCTCAAGAATGAGTTGAAAAATAGTTACAATATGGATGATGAATCGGAAATTCAAAATTTTATTGAATTTGCTACAGCGCCCCGAGATGAACTTCCCATCGATTTATTAATTGATGTATATAGGAAGTATTACAATAAGGGAACTGAAGCACCGCCATCTGAAAATATTGAAGCGATAAAGCAAACTCAATCAATCCCTAGGTCGGCAGGAGTTCTACAGGGCGGTGAACCCGCACCTGCAAAGAACGAACAAGACGCTGCTTGGGATAGGATTTTACAAGCTAGTAACAGTGGACGAATCCCATAAAATATATATGGAGACTAAATAAATGGCTATTAAACAGGGATTAAAACTCTCTAGTGATGTTACGGCTAGCACCACAAGTGCTGGTGTCGGTCAAGCCCCAGATCTCCGTAGGTTATATGATTTTTCAGACCGAGTTGCAGAACTCGCTCCCGAAGAATCTCCATTTTTTGTCTATTTGTCTAAAGTGGCTAAAGTTCCTACGGATGATTCTTTGTTTCGGTTTTTAGAAAACCGTTCAAAAATTGATTGGACAAGTCGTAACTTTAATTTGGCTGCCCATGTAAACAGTGAAAGCGCGGTTAGTGCCAGTTCTTCTTACAGTTTTTCTGTAGATGACGGTTCTGGTGCTTCTATTGATTGGCTAGTCAAAGGAATGGTATTTGCGGTATCTACCGTAGATAGCACTGCAGGATTTGCACAAACATTGGTTCGGGTTGAAACCGGCCCTGTCGATGCAGGTTCTACTACCACATTTACTGGTAAAATCGTAGATGTTTCGAACTCCGGGGTAGCGAACTATAATGTACTTAGCAACAATGATGGTTGTCAAGTAATCGGTACTGCTTTTGGCGAAGGTACGGGTTCTCCCGATGCTTGGTCTGGCGAAATTGAAAATGATTTCGGGTATACCCAAATCTTTAAAACTTCTGCCGAGATGTCTAACACTTCAATTGCTACCCGCTATCGTGGCTATGCTAACGAATGGGAACGCATTTGGGCGTTGAAACTTCGCGAACATAAGGTTGATATTGAAAGAGCTATGCTCTTTGGTCAACGTGCCCGCACTGGCGGTATCCAGTATACTGAAGGCTTGGTAGGACATATCGTTAAGAACGCAGCTCCTACTACTGATGATTCTGCTTTTGCATATTCATCTGGTGCGCCATACTATAGAAGTGTGGCTCAAGCTGAATTAACTTATGATAGATTGCTTTCTGACTTTGAAGTGATTTACGACCCTGCTCGTGGCGCAAGTGGCGACAAATTGGTCTTAGCAGGTTTACCTGTTATCACTTTCTTTAACAAGTTAGGCGATGGCGCTTTCATGGATGCTTCTATGGGGTATTCAAATAGCGTTAACCAATATAATTTTGATAAACGTGATGGTGCTTTTGGGCATAAAATCATGACTATCGAAACTATTCATGGTACTATGCATTTAGTTAAAGAACCTCTTTTCCGTGGTATTTCAAGCGGTTTTATGCTTATGGCTGACATGGGCAAATTGTCTTACCGTCCATTGGTCGGTAATGGTTTAAATCGCGATACCCATGTAATCACAAACGTTCAAAGTGCTGATGAAGATTTGCGCAAAGATATGATCTTGACCGAAGCTGGTCTTGAAATTTCATTGCCTGAATCACATGCGCTTTACAATGTTGAAGGCTTATAGGGAGGTATACAATGCGAGCTGATTATATAAATGATAATAGTGGAAAAAGTAACCTTGATGTTAAATACATCAATATTACTGCAGATGTAACCTTGACCGCAGATCAAAGTGGTAGCTTAATTTCTATGGATGCCAATGGTGTCGATATTACGCTACCTTCTGCTGCTCCGGGTTTGAATTATGTGATTATTCAGAATGCTGATTACGATACTGCTGTGTGTACGGTCGTTCAAGCTGCTGCTACAGAAGACTTTTATGGTCACGTCTATAGCGCAGAACATGAATCTGCTGGTACAGATGGTGATACCGGTGCTTCTGGTGATACAAAAATCACATTTTCTTCCGCGTCCAAAAAAGGTGACAGTGTGGAATTAATTTCCGATGGTTCCGTTTGGTACGTGAAAGCACATGTTGCTAATTATGCGGGCATTACTTTTGATGCTTAATAATCCGAATAAATAAGGATAATACTTAGAACGGTATGGGGCTAGGTGAAAAAGACTTAGCCCCGAAAGTTCAAAAATTTAAAGGAAGTTATGGCAAATTACAATACCACTACAAAGATTATAATCAATGAAATGAATCCAAATGCGGATTCGGTTTCCGGTTCTTATGCTAAAGAACTTAATGATTATATTCAAACAATAGATACTACAAAAACAATACGGTCTATACATAGCGTAGAAATGCGCGATGGTAGAATTATGACAGTAGTTGTTCACGATTCTTAATGAATTGTCAACATTGCGACAAGGAAAACGAAGGCGGTTGGTTTTATTGCCGCTCTTGTGGCAAGCGAGCGCACCCGCCAAAGTTTACAACTAATTCATGGATGCGTTCCGAAATAGCGTCTCAAACTAAGATGGAATTTTCTGTGAATTCTATGGACGATTCAATTAAAAGTATGGAAGGCGATGCCGTGAGTAGTAAGTTGCGTTCAATGGGAATTAAACCACTATAGGAGCTATTATGCCTAGATTTGGAAAAGGAATTAAAACTTTAAGAAATGGTACTTTGGTTGGGAAGAAAAAACCCAAAATGAAGAAGAGGAATAAAAATGCCAAGAGGTAAAGCTACATACGGAAAGAAACGTGGAAGACCGTCGAAGAAAAAGAAAAAATCCAAAAAGAAAAGTAAGAAGAAATAGGAATTACTAATGGCTGGTACATTAAAAGTTAAAATACAAGAAGATATTATACTTGATAATCAGGACTATGGTTCTAAGCGGGTGTTTGAAGTATCTAGTATTGCAAATATAACTAAAAAAATAGTAAGTATTTCGGGAGATGATGATGCTACTGTATTGGTTTTTAAATCGACTACAGCGATAGCAGACGGAGCCTTAGATTTACAAACTGTAAAGTATATAAGAATTACAAATTTAGATAGTTCTAACTCCGTTAATGTTTCATTGCAGTTAGATTCGGATGAAGATAATTCTGCCGCAGACTTATCAATAACATATTTACTTGAAGCTGGTAGAAGCTTTTTAATGGGGGCCCCAGATGAGGCCGCTCATGCAGACGATGATTCTGCAACTATTGTGACCGCATTGACAGACTTAGAAAGTATAATAGTAGACCCCGGCTCTAATAGTGGTCAGGTTGAAGTTTTTGTAGCGAGTACGTAATGGCGACTTTTGAAGCTCAGGTAGAAGGTTTAACAAGCATTTCAATAGATGGCAGCAGTGCTCCAACTCAAACCGAGTTAACTCAATTTCTTACCGATGGGGCTAAGGAAATTATTAATGTGTTGCCTCCCAATCTGGTAGATTTATGTTCATCCTCGCAGTCTTTCACATCTGGTACTGCAGATACATTGAATACTGGTAAAGTTCTTCGTGTATTTAGAAGTGATGGTGATATTAAACAGCCGTGTAGAAGGGTTAATGCCATGCAGAAGGGACGTTTTTCAGATAGTGAAGATATGAATTACGCTACTGTTACAGACCCAGTTTATTATATAGAAAATAATAGTTTAGATGTACTGCCTGTTGGAGGCTCTGTTACTTATTCAGAAGTTCAATATCCATCTGTAGCCTATGGGGATTCGGCAATATCGGTATTCCCAGATGAAGCTGAATATTTAGTTCCATTATATGCGTCTATAAAATCTTTACAGAATGTTTTAGGTGACAAATCATCAAATGCTGACATTACCACCGCCCTCACAGCTATGAATACTGAATTAGATGAAACTCAAGCTGTATGTGATAAGATAGATGCTGATTTAGTTCTTGCGAAAGCAGAAGTTGTTCTTGCTAAAACTGAAGCAGCTGAACTCGCAACTCAGACTGATAACAGTAGCACTTTTAATACTGCTTTAGCCGCTATAGCTACTGAGTTAAATAAAGTTGATAATGTTATAGATTTAGCAAATGATGAATTTGATGAGGTTGCTGTTGAGGTGAGCGCTACTGCTACATCTCCCATATCAGCGGCGAGGACAGCGGTTCCGTCTATTATTAACGTGAGCGATTTAAGTATAGCTGCAGTGCCTCCAGATGTACCGACAATAACGGCATCAACAGTTAGTTTTAGTACTACAGC